CCAGGTATGTTTGGCGGTGGCCCACCTCCAATGCCGGGTATGTTTGGTGGTGGCCGTCAAGACAATCAACTGGTCGGAGGATCAGATTTCCTACCAAAGCCATCACCTCCTGTGGCAATGACTCCAGGTGGTATGTCGCGTATTGGCAGTCTTTTACCATCACTGCAAGGCGGTGGATTCGGCGGCGGATTCCAAAGTCAAGGCCCAAAAAGTTTAAGAGGGCGACAAATGCAAGCGATGGGCGGAATGTTTGGTAGTCAAGGGCGCTCTCAAATGGCTCAGCCTAACGTCAAAGGACTTGCTTCAGGAAGATTTTCAAACTTTGGAGACGCCCTTAATTTCTTTGGTGGATAAAGTCTATGGGTAAAAAATCAAAATACACAGGCCCTCCTTTATATGAAGCAGGCATAACTGGCGTTGAAGCCGCTAGACGGTTCAAAGAATACGCCGAAGCAAACAATATTAAGATGGATGGAAACACTCCAATCTTTTCAAGCAAGGCTCAAGCAGACGCTGCTCGTGCCGCTGGGTACAGAGGTATTGGGAAGATAAAGCTTTCTAAGGCCGACATAGCTGCTTCAAAAAAGAGACAGGAAGAAGAAGCCAAAAGACCCGTAGGAAATTTAAGCGCAGACATGCTTGGGCCTCTTTTTGTCTCTGGAGTGATGGACCCAGATAAACTGAAAAGAAAGCTTATCAATGACGATTTCTTTGTTGATAAGACGGGCATATTTGGTGAGAAAGGCAAGAAGTACAATATTCAACTGCCTAAGGATCAAATAAACTTTGCGCACACCAAATTTACTATGACACCTCCACCTCCTCCACCTAAGATGGAAGGCAGGTATGTACCACCAACATCAAATCTTGGCACTCCAGACTCATTGATACCCAGCAACATTGTTGGTCAGTCTTTTGACCCAGCCTTTGCAGCAAGCTTTATGCCTCCACCGCAGCCTCCTGGTGGCGTGTTTGGTGGATACGGTCAGCAAGCACCTATGCAAGCGTTGGCGCCTTATGCAGGAATGGCTCAATCTAATCCACAGCCAACTGACTTCTTTCCTACTTATGTTCCAAGGCCCGATCCTGTATTTGAGCAAGCTCCTAGCCCGCCAAGACCAGTTATGGGTAGCGGTGGCTAAATGGATTCAATCTCTCTGGCTTCTTACATCTATAAGAAGCTTGATCAATATGAAGAATCTCATGTTGATTACATAACCTCTGGCAATATCAAGGATATGGAGGACTACAAATTTGCGATGGGTGAGTTATCGATGCTTCGCACCCTTCGTGATGAACTAAAAGAAGCGTTGCATATTGAAGGAGATCCCCTCGATGAGTGATCTATCATTAGATTCCATCGCAACACCGTCCATTACGGATGCATATGTGAGTGACCGGGTCTTAGACCCATCTGTGCTAGATAAAACGTTAGTTGAAAGAATGCCTGAACCCTCTGGCTGGAGACTTCTTGTACTCCCATACAAAGGCAAAGGTGTAACAGACGGCGGCATACAGTTGCTTGAATCTACGGTTAGCAAGGAAAACCTTGCCACATCTGTTTGTTATGTTCTGAAAGTTGGCCCTTTGGCCTACCTTGATCACGATAAGTTTGGCGGCGAAGCATGGTGCAAAGAGGGCGATTGGGTTCTCATTGGCCGTTATGCAGGCGCCAGATTTTCTTTAGAAGATGATCATGAAGTTAGGATCATCAACGACGATGAGGTTATCGGAACAATTCTTGATCCAGACGATATCAAATCAGCATAGGTAAAAAACAATGGCCGAAGAGACATTAAGTGAAGCTTTATCAAAGCTTGACGATGACAACATAAACAGCGCAGCACTGCCTGAAGGCAAGCGCGTAGAAGAAGAAGTTCAGGACGATGCAACTTACATAGAGTTTTCTGAAGAAGAGATGGAGGACATCTCGCCTGTCACGGAAGATTCTGTGCAAGAAGACTTTGAGGCTCCTGAAGTTCAGGGCGAAGAAGAGCTATCTGAAGCAGAGGTAAGGGCTCGCACTGCTCAGAATCGCATCAATCAGGCGGTTAAGCAGGCGAAAGACTATCAGCGCAGAGAGTTGCAGGCGCTTCAGTACGCGAAAGAGTTGCAAGATAAAAATGAACAACTAGCTTCTCAACTGCAAAACACTCAAACGTCTACTGCAGAGCAAAACTTGAAGATTCAAGAAACGTATAGCAACGAATTTGCTACTCGTGTAGATACTCAATCTGAGGCAGCCAAAAGAAACTTAAAGAGTGCATATGAGTCTGGTGATCCAGAAGCTATGGCAGAGGCCCAGCAGTTGCTTGCAAAGGCCGAAGCTGATCGCAATGCACTGGCTCAGTATCAACGCGACCTTGAGCAGTACAAAGTTGATTACGCCGCCTGGCTTGAGCAACAACAAAATGCTGCTGAACAAAATCAGTACGTTCAACAAGAAGATTATGGCCAGCAAGAATACGAACAGCCTGAATATCAAGAGCCATCTCAGAAAGCGCAGCAGTGGGCTAATGACAATGAATGGTTTGGTGTAGATGAGGTTATGACAGACCAAGCAATGGCTATTCATAAAAGATTAGCCGCAAACCCTTCGATTGACTTGGAATCAGATGAATACTACTCTGAGTTAAATCAACGTATGAGGGAAGCATTTCCTCATAAGTTTAATAACGCGAGAGACAACAACAACGTCCAAACCGTTGTCTCTGGATCGCGCACGACTGGAACTGGACGCAATCAAAACTCTCGTAGAGTTGAACTGAATCCGAGTGAACAAGCGTTAGCGAGGAAGCTTGGAGTACCGTTCAAAGAATACGCAAAACAAAAAATGAGGTTACAAAATTCATGAGCGAAGAAACAACAGTACCCGGTTCTGATAGAACTCCAAGGCGTGCTTCTTCACGGTCTTCAAAGGCTGCAAGAAAACCATGGACTCCACCTCAAGTATTGGAAACTCCAGAAGCTCCTGAAGGAATGAAGTATCGTTGGGTGCGAACCCACATACGAGGAGAGGCAGATAAGACCAACGTACACATGAGATTTCGTGAAGGGTACGAACCTGTACATCCAAGCGAAGTCTCAGGCTATGACCTGCCGGTTATCGATGATGGTAATCACGCAGGAACAGTCGGTGTCGGTGGTTTGATGCTTACCAAAATTCCAGAAGAGACTGTGGAAGAGCGTAATGCTTACTTCGCACAACAGACCGATCAACAGATGAATGCTGTAGACAACGATCTGATGCGTGAAGAACACCCTGCGATGCCAATCTCGAAAGAGAGAAAGACGCAGGTATCTTTTGGGCGAGGCAACAAATCAACGTAGCCTCATTTTGATTGTGTTTAACTAGGAGATTCAAAAATGGCTAATCAAGATGCCGCTTTTGGAATGCGTCCAGTTCGGATGATAGGGGGTGGCCCCTACACTGGTGGACAAAGCCGATATCGAATCGCCGCTAACTATGGAACCAGTATCTTCCAAGGAGATATGGTTGCCCAGGTTACTGGTGGTACGGTAGAGGTTCACGCTGACGGAGGCACTGTGCCTATCGTTGGTGTGTTCAACGGTTGCCAATACACTGATCCCACGACAAGTGAGCAAGTGTTCAGCAACTTTTACCCTGCAAGCACCAACGCTTCGGACATCATCGCTTTTATTATCGATGATCCGAATGTTGTGTATGAAGTTCAGGCTGATGACACGTTCCCAGTTGCCGACTTGTTCGGTAATTTCGATATCGTGTACACCAGTTCTGGCAGCACTGCTACAGGTATTTCTGGCGCTGAGCTAGATGTAGCAACAGGTGCGACCACAGCTGGCTTGCCAATTAAAGCGATTGATATTTCTGCTGATCCAGAAAACTCAGATGTCGCAACGGCGAATACCAACGTTCTTGTTGTTATTCAGAACTCAATATACGGCCAGAAAGGCGCCGGCTTAGCATAGGAGGCTAACTAATGGCTATTTCAAGAGCACAATTAGCCAAAGAGCTAGAGCCTGGCCTCAACGCTTTATTTGGCATGGAATACGCTCGTTATGAAAACGAGCACGCCGAGATCTTTGAAACCGAAGCTTCAGACCGCGCGTTTGAAGAAGAGGTGCTGATCGTAGGCTTTGGTAACGCTCGTGATAAATCTGAAGGACAGGGCGTTGCATACGACCAAGCTTCTGAAGGTTTTACTGCACGCTATACGCACGAGACTGTTGCTTTGGCGTTCGCGCTAACCGAGGAAAGTGTAGAAGATAATTTGTATGACCGCCTTGGTGCGCGTTATACGAAGGCTCTTGCACGAAGCATGGCTCACACCAAGCAGGTGAAGGCTGCAAACGTATTGAACAATGCGTTCTCTAGCTCTTTCACTGGCGGTGATGGCAAGTCACTTGTGGCTACCGATCACCCACTGGCTGGTGGTGGCACCTTCTCGAATCGTCCATCTGCATTTGCAGACTTGAACGAAACGTCACTGGAGAATGCGTTGATCAGCATCTCTACTTTTGTGGATGATCGAAACATGATCTTGGCTCTGCAAGGAACCAAGCTTGTTGTTCCGCCTCAACTGCAATTCGTAGCTGATCGTCTGCTGGAAACACCTGGACGAGTCGAAACTGCGGACAATGACATCAACTCAATTAGGAACATGGGTCTGCTGCCTCAAGGCTATGCAGTCAACCACTTCTTGACTGATACTGATGCGTTCTACATTCTGACTGATTGCCCAGATGGCTTTAAGCACTTTGAGCGCAGTCCGATTGCGACCTCCATGGAAGGTGATTTCAACACTGGTAACGTGCGCTACAAGGCCCGCGAGCGATACAGCTTCGGCTTTAGCAATCCACGCGCAGTGTTCGCTTCACAAGGCGCATAATTGTTCCACATGGAACAATGAGATTAGGGGCACTTGTTGCCCCTTTTCTTTTTCTACTGTATAAGTATTTCATCCCTGACAGGCGCATACCGTGCCTGACACTAGCCAAGACAGGAGATACCCATGGCTAATACGACTTTTTCGGGTCCAGTCCGATCAGAGAATGGATTTAAGTCCATAAGCAAAGACGCAACTAGCGGCGCTATTACTGAAATCACAACCTATGGTGGGGCTCCAGTTAGCCTCTCAGACGGCAACGTAACCCTAACCAACGCAACTCACAGTGGCAGGATTCTCCTTGTTCCAGATGGTGGCCAAGATAATACTTATACGCTTCCTGCTCCTGTTGCTGGATCTGTTTTCAAGTTTGTATACGCTGGCGGCGCTGCTGATGCTACGGACGCGATTATTGTTACTCCCGGCAACACTAATTTTTACATTGGTGGTGTTACTTTCTTAGATACAGATGGCAACGAAGTTAGCTCAGTATTCTCTGATGGAAATTCCAACAGCAGCATACAGTTGAACGTACCTGCTGGCTTTGAAGTAACTATTGTCGGCATAGATACGACTAACTATCAGATCTTTGGAAATGTAACGAGCACTACTGCGCCTGCTTTTGCTGACCAGTAATAGGAGGGCGAGATGGCTGATACAGTCACATCACAAACAATTCAGGATGACAATCGCAAAGCTGTTCTGAAGTTTACTAATGTTAGCGATGGAACTGGCGAAAGCGCAGTAACCAAGATTGACGTTAGTGCTCTTCAAGCAAACAGCAGGGGTGACTCCTGCACAGAGGTGGCGATATCAAAGATCTGGTGGCAGTGTGTTGGCATGGGTGTTCAGCTTCTGAATGACGCAACCACAGACACATTGATCATTGCCTTGTCTCCAGACTCAAACGGTATGCACGATTACACACCGTTTTCTGGGATACCTAATAACGCAGGATCAGGTAAAACCGGCGATGTTCAGTTCACCACGATTGGTGCAAGTAGTGGCGATACATACACTGTAATTCTTGAGGTTTTAAAGAGTTATTAATGGCCACTTCAGGAAGCAGGGATTTTGAACCAGATGTTGCGGAATACATCGAGGAGGCATTTGAAAGATGTGGCCTTGAGTTCCGCACTGGCTATGATGGCGTAACTGCAAGAAGATCCTTGAACCTTTTGTTTGCTGATTGGGCGAACAGGGGCTTGAATCAATGGACTGTAACCAATAGCACAACCACGCTAGCAACTGGCGATGAGTTTATTGACCTGTCTGCAAGCACGATTGATGTGTTGGATGTTGTCATTAGAAGAACTGAAGGCTCTACGACTACAGACATTACCATGGAGCAGATAGGTAGGTCTGAGTATTACAACATTCCTACCAAGTCTACTCAGGCAAGACCTACTCAGTTCTTTCTTGATAAGCAGCTAACACCTCGTCTTTACATATGGCCAGCATCAGAAAACTCTACAGATCAGTTGATCATCAATCGTCTGGTTCGTATTGAAGATGCAGACGCCAGTGTAAACACAGTGGATGTTCCTTTTCGATTCTATCCTTGCTTGGCAGCAGGCTTGGCCTACTACATAGCGTTAAAGAAGGCTCCTGATCGCGTTCAGATGCTTAAAGGCTTTTATGAAGAAGAGTTTGCTAGAGCAGCTGACCAAGACCAGAGCAGAGCATCTCTGACGATATCTCCAGGTCTTAGATCTAGGTTGGCATAATGTCTTTTGCTTCTGGCAAGTATGCAATTGCCATATGCGACAGGTGTGGATTTCAGTATAAATACTTGTCTTTAAAAAAAGAATGGACAGGTTTTCGCGTCTGCAATGAATGCTATGAGCCAAAACACCCGCAGTTAGAGCCAATTCATAATGTTTCTGACCCAGAAGCTCTGCGTTTCCCTAGGCCTAATCTTTCTCCTGATGTGGTTGCCGGGGCAGGTGTTGTAAGAACCATTGATGATAATCAGATGATGTCTACTACAGGTGATCCGATAGGTTCAGAATTCAACATAGATGGCGCAACTGGCTCTGTCGGAACAGTAACGGTGGTGACAACATGAGTTTTACATTAGCGACACTGAAATCCACGGTTCAGGATTACTGCGAAACTGCAGAGACTACGTTTGTAGCTGACCTTGATACATTTATAAAAGAAGCTGAAGAGCGCATACTGAAGAATGTAGAGCTTCCTGTGTTCAGAAAGAACGTCACGGGTAACGCAACAACAGACTTTCCGTACTTATCCACACCATCAGACTTCTTGGCGACATACAGCCTGGCTTTGATTGTGAATAGCGTTTACACCTATCCATTGTTCAAGCATGTATCGTTCATTAGAGACTACACGCCAAATGCAACAACGACTGGCGCAACAAAATACTATGCGTTGTTCGATGACAACACGTTTCTTCTTGGGCCCACGCCAGACTCTGACTACACATACGAACTGCATTACAAGTATCGACCTGCATCACTGACAACAACGTCGGGATCAAGTACGACTTGGCTCTCTGACAACGCACCTGATGCTTTGCTGTATGGCACACTTGTAGAGGCAGCTACTTTCTTGAAGGTTCCTGCAGAGGCGGCTCAGTATGAGCAACGTTTCATGATGGCTATATCTGCTCTCAAAAAG